TCCCAGCGCATGTAGTAAAATATCATGGCTTAAAGCATATCATGGGAATGCAAGCTGAAGCCGAAATGGGGCTAATGTCTATGAAGATGGATGGCCTTATTCAGAGTGTAGATGTTGAGGGTACTGTTGAATGCCCAATGTGTCAGGGGAGAGGTTGTGAGCATTGCGAAAACACAGGGTATCATTCGAGTGAATCCGGTAGCGAAGGCACTGAGGAAACCGAAGTACAAGCCTCAGACGATACCGAACAAGAAGAAGCCGACGAGGAGGGAGAAACACCCGAAGAGATTCCATCAGAAGAGATGGATGTAGAGGTCGCTACAGTACAAGTAGACGATCAATTAGACGATGAAGAGGATAAGGAATTAGCCCCTAAATCAAAACCCCTACCAGCAATTATGAAAAAACAGAAATTTGTATTTGCTATTTGATATGGATACCCGACTTGTCGGACCCAGAAAGTTATAAATGGAAAAGAAACAAAAATACTCTCGCGCCCCTGAACCTGAAGATAACATGACTTACAGTGAAGAGTTAGCGGCACAACAGCAACCACAAGAACCAGTGGAGCAATTAAATGCTGAAGAAGAATCCTATAAAAAGCGTTACCAAGATATTCAAAGACATATCCAAACAGTGCGTGATCAGGCTACACAACAAGTTGCCGACGTTCAAAAACAGCTTGATGCAGCGACTAGGAAACAAATTAAGTTTCCAAAAACTGATGAAGAAATTGAAGCATGGTCTAAAAAGTATCCTGACGTTGCTCAAATTGTTGATAGCATTGCCCAAAAAAGGGCTAATGAAGCTCTTGAGCTTGGTGAGCAAAGACTCGCAAAAGTAGAACAATTTGAAAAAAGTCTTCATAAGAAATCTGCAGAACAACAGCTTCTAGAAAAGCACCCAGATTTTGCATCTATACGTCAAGATAAACGCTTTCACGATTGGGTTGCCTTACAGCATCCTACTATTCAAGATAGCGTCTATAAGAACAACACAGATGCTTCATGGGCTGCTAGTACAATTGATTTATACAAAGCTCAAACAGGATATCGTAAAGGAAGTAAATCTGCAGCGCAAAGTGTTGGAAAGACAAACTCTTCTGCACCAGCGGCTAATCCAAAAGCTACTTTCTCTGAAAGCATGGTACAGAAAATGTCTGACAGAGAGTATGAAGCTAACGAAGAAGCTATCCAAGCGGCTATCTCTTCCGGTAAATTCAACTATGATATTTCCGGTGCAGCCCGATAACTGAGGTTGTATTTAACAATTAACTATTGTAAATAAAAACATTATATGTTATAATGAACGTATTATTAAATTAAGGCAGAGGACACTTCTTATCTAGAAGTATACCCGAAAGCCAACCCCCCAGATAAATTATTAACAAAGTCTACCAGTATCCATGAGAACCATGCTTGCGTGATACTCTCTGTTGGAACTGACACTGAGTCAAACTTATCTGATTTAGCTACCTCTTCTACTGGCACTCCTTTGAGTGGCACAGTTTCTGTAGTCGAGGTTTATTTAAGCCATTTCATTTAGGAGAATTCACAATGGCATTTCCAGCAGCATCAGGGTACACCAATCTTGCCAATGGCACATGGTCACCTGTACTATATAGCAAAAAGGTCCAGTTGGCCCTGAGAAAAAGCTCAGTAATCGACGCAATTACTAACACTGATTACACCAATGAGATCGCAAATTTTGGTGATAGTGTGAAAATTGTTCGCGAGCCAGACATAACTATCACTGCTTATGAGCGTGGTACTACACTGGCAACTCAAGATCTCGTTGATAGCGATTTCACTATGGTTGTAGATCAAGCAAACTACTTCCAGTTCGCAGTGGACGATATCGAAGAAGCGCACAGTCATGTGTCCTTCCAAGACCTTGCTTCAGACCGCGCAGGATATAAATTGCGTGACTCATACGATGCAGAAGTTCTTGGTTACATGTCTGGATGGAAGACACCTTCCAACTGGGCGCGTAACACTACAACTAACGGTACTAAAGCCGACACTAATGCAGGTTCTGACGAATTACTTGCAGCCAACAAATTGGATATTACCGATTTTGGCGGGTCAGATCTTGGCGTAGCTGGCGAAGTAACATCTATTCCAATCGCTGCTGGCGGTGGTGCAGGTGGTATCACTTCACCTTTGGCTATAATGAACCGCATTGCCCGACAAATGGATCAGGCAAATGTAGACACTGATGGTAGATGGTTGGTTGTAGACCCTGTCTTCGCAGAAGTGTTAATGGACGAGTCAAGCAAGCTCATAAATTCTGACTTCGGTGGGGGTGATGAGATGCGTAATGGTCGTTTGCCAGGTACGATTAGAGGTTTCTCTATCTACAAGTCAAATAATCTTCCATACGAAGGTACAGGCGCTGGCGTGTCAGCGGCTGCAGGTTCAGAAACTAACTTTTCTGTTCTAGTAGCTGGTCACGCTTCTGCAGCAGCAACTGCAGAGCAGATTGCTAAAACAGAGACTTTCCGTTCACCAACTACATTTGCAGACATTGTTCGCGGAATGCAATTATATGGTAGGAAAATACTTCGTCCTGAAGCTCTTTTCACAGCAAACTATAACTTAGCATAATATCTAAGTCAATAAAAGGGGCTGGTTTTATACTGGCCCCTTGTCACTATTTTAGGACATTTTTTTAATGGCTTCTACTTATATAGATCTTTGTAACAAAGTATTACGTCGTTTGAATGAGGTAGAGATAGCTACGGCTGAATTTGCCAATACTAGAGGTATACAAAGTCTAGTAAAAGACGCGGTACAAGCCGCCGTAAGTAAAATTAATCAGGCTGAATATGAATGGCCTTTTAATGCTGCAGAGTTTAGCCAAACACTTACTGCAGGGCAGACAGAATATACTTGGCCTACTGCTTATAAAAAAGCTGATTGGAACAGTTTTCAAATCCAAAAAGATTCCAGTTTAGGGGCTTCTTTTAAATCTCTAGGCTATTTAGAACGAGATGATTGGTACGCTAATCATAGAGATGCAGATTACGAAGCTGGTAGCGCCGGACGAGCTATACCCGATAATGTATTCCCTTCTCATGGCAACGGCTTTGGAGTAACTCCCTCTCCTAATAAAGCTTACACAGTAAAATTTAGATATTACTTAAACTATACAAATCTAACTGCTTTTAGTGACGTAACTAGAATACCTGAAAGCTTCGATACTGTTATAGTAGATGGTGCTTTATATCATTTGTATATGTTTAAAGACAACTTGGACGCAGCCAACGCTGCATATCAAGCCTTTATGCTAGGTATTAAAGATCTCCAAACACTGTTCATAAATAATTTTGAGTACATTAGGGATACAAGGGTAGCCTTTTAAATGGCAGATCAAATTGAGTCCTTTAAACTAATATGTAGTGGTGGTCTAAATAGTAATGAAAATCACTTAGACCTATCAGACAATAAGTCTGGTTCAGCTACAAGGTTGGTTAACTTTGAGCCAAGCCTCTATGGTGGGTATAGGCGCATCGAAGGCTACCACCACTTAGGCGGTCTAGATACTACAGTTGGAGGGTCAAATGCAGAGGGTGCAGTACTAGGATTAGCTCTCTACAAGAACGAGCATATAGGCAATCCCTACTTTATAGCCGCTAGAAAAGATGTAGGTGCAACTACTTATAAGTTCTATAAATTTGTTGCATACTCTGGTTGGCAGCTTATTGCTAATCAGCCCACTAGAAACACAGTTTCTGGTAGCTTGAGCATAAGTAAAATACGACAAGTGCAATTCGATTGGGGTACTGGATCTAGCATTTGTTTTGTAGATGGGATCAATCCTGCAGTAATCTTCGATGGAACTAACTGGTACGAACTACAACAAGCTAATTCTGGCGGTACTAGCAGTCCAGGTGGTAACCAACTTGTAGATGCCCCTTCGATAGTAGGAGAGTATCAGAACCATCTCTGGGTAGGTGGTGATCTGACATCGAGAGCCACTATTAGACACTCTGCACCTAATGATCCCTATACTTGGACATCGGCTGCAGGGGGTGGATCTCTAAGTCCTGCTTTTAATGTAGTCCAAATTAAACCTTTTAGAGATGACCTCTTCGTATTTGGAACAAACTCTATAAAGAAAGTAGGAACAACCAAGAACTCTGCAGGTGGAATTACCTTTGCTCTTGAGAGTGTGACTAACAACGTAGGCTGCATAGCGCGAGACAGCGTAGTCGAGATTGCAGGTGACCTACTCTTCTTAGCACCAGACGGTTTCAGACCTGTCTCCTCAACATCTAAAATTGGTGACGTAGAATTAGAAACAGTAAGTAAGCCAATACAGGTCACACTGGTTAACCTAATAAAAAACTACTCTACCGACACAGTTAACTCAGTGGTCATAAGAAGTAAAAGTCAGGTCAGGTTCTTTGTCGGAGATGCCACTACCCCACAAGTCGATAGCTACGGAATAATTGGTGGGCTATACGACTCCCAAGGTTCTATAAATTGGTCTTTTGGGGAACTAAATGGAATTAGAGCTTCGGTTGCTGAGTCTGGTTATATTGGCTCAGAAGAGTATGTCGTTCATGGAGATTATGACGGTAAAGTTTATCAGCAAGAGAATGGTCAAAGCTTTGCAGGAAATGACATAGTTGCAGTCTATAGCACCCCCTACCTCGACTTTGGCGATACAGAAGTCAGGAAGACACTTCGCAAGGTAAACACCTTTGTACGCGCAGAAGGTCCTGCAACTTTCTTTTTATCACTTGATTATGATTGGGGAGACTACAATACCAGTAAGCCCTCAGAATATACTCAGGCTTCAACAGGCGGTCCAGTTAGATATAACGCACTGAATTTAGATTACGGAGATGCCAACGCACTCTATGGGGGCAACTCAAAGCCAATTCTTACGGCTGACGTTCAAGGATCAGGTTTTTCAACAAGAGCAACCTTTGTGACAGTGGGTCAATCAGAACCCTACTCCATCCAAGGTTTAGTATTTGAATTTTCGATTTCGGGGAGAAGGTAGAACATGGCAGGATATACTCGCCAATCTGTAAGCCAAATTATTAATGGCGCGGATATCACGGCTCCACCACTTAATGCTGAATTTAACCAACTATTAGCAGCGTTTGAAGCAACAACAGGTCATGGTCATACTGGTGCTACAGGAGATGCTCCACAGATACCCCTAGCGACTTCCGTATCTGGATTTCTACAAGCCGCTAATGGTGGTAGCGGTGGTAAGAATAACTTCGCTACAAGCAATCCTACTATTACAAACGATAGCTCACAGAACTATGCAGTAGGATCTCTCTGGATAAATACCACTACAAAGCGAATATTTATTTGTGCGTCTGCAACATCTTCTGCAGCCGAATGGCATGAGATTGTAGCTAACACTGGAACGAGTTTAACTCCTTCAGTCACTAATACTATAGACATTGGTAGCAGTACCCTAAAATACAAAGACCTACACCTTGCAGGTAACGCACTTGTAGGTGGCACACTTGGAGTAACAGGTCTTAGTACCCTCGCTTCACTCAACTCAACTACCTCTACTCTAGGCTCAGTAACCGTAGGCGGTGCAGGTAATAACGGATCAATTAACGGTGTCGTAATCGGGTCTACAAACCCAACGGCTATATCTGGCACAACAGTTGCTGCCTCTAGTGGT